CGGGAAATTATATTTACGAAGCAGATTTCACAGCCTTTGAATCGCACATGACTAAGCAGGTCATGGATCATTGTGAATTGCAGTTTTATAAACGGTTGTTCGTGATGGATCGAGACCTGCGTTACTGTTTGAGAGTGGTGTCGGGAGTGAATCGCTTGCGTGGCAGAAACGGGTTGTGTGTGGACATACCGCAGAGGCGGATGTCGGGTGATCCCCACACATCACAATCTAATGGGCTGACTCATTTGGCCCTGCTTCGCGCGATTGTGCGATTGAAGGGCGGTGTTGTCAAGTGCTTGATTGAAGGCGACGATGGATTATATAGCAGTACTGTGCCGCTGGATTGTCGTGACTTCCAAGAATTTGGTTTTCGAATCAAGTTGGAGCGTGTTCCTTCAGTGTTTCATGCGCACTTTTGCGGATTGGTGTGTTCGCATGATGGATATCTGCTGCGTGATCCATTCAAATTTCTTGATAGTTTTGGATGGACACATTCATTTTTACACGGCGGTGACCATTTGATGCGTCGGTTGTTGCGAGCGAAAGCATTGTCTTGTGCATATGAGACACCACAATGCCCGATAGTTGGTGCGATAGCGCGACATGCGTTGCATATAACACGTGGGGTCAAGCCGCGATATGTGGACGATGGTTACCATCTGCAGCCTCCTGACGAATTTCGTGTCCCGGAGTTTCGACCGTCGGATGTCGCCAGGGTTGATTTCGCGGCTAGATTTGGTGTCTCAGTTGGATTACAAGTTGCTGCAGAGCATGCTGCGGTTCAGGGGCCAGATGAATTGTGGCATGTATTGGGTCCTGTGTGGCCTAGGGATGGCCAATTTCGCATACAGTTGGCCCCCTATTTGTTGCGGTTGTCCTAGTGTGCAATCATCGCTGCGTGATGTCGGCGTGCAAGCGCCGGTTCCTGGAGATTTGTCTCTCATTATTATTCTTAACATGACGAAAACTTTTTCTCAACGAATGCGTGCGAAGGGCATACCTGTGCGGACTACGGTCAAAAAGAAGGGCACATATGTCATGCCTGTATCAGCACCGATTGGTGCAGTAAGGCGTGGGCGTGGTGCATTTTGGGATGTGATGAAAAGAGGGTTGGGCTATATTCCTCGAATTGCAAGTGGTGCTATTGGTGGCATGCAACGAGGTGTGGCGGGTGCCAGGGAAGGATGGGAGTCTGGTGGAGCAATATCCAAAGCTTTGGGGTTGGGTAAGTATCGACGTCAACTTGTCAGGCGTGGTCGTGGTGACTACGACCTGGCTACTAGTGCGGCGTCTACCAATCCGCCCGTCTTGCTGGCGTCGCCGGTGCCTGCTATGCATAGCACTGATGAGAGTGTGCGAATTTGTCGTAAGGAGTTCTTGGGGTCAGTGATCACTAGCTCAGTGGCAAATGCGTTTTCGATCACTGCGGCGAACATCAATCCGGGTGTTTTGTTTCCCTGGGGTTCCAAATTGGCGGGATTGTTTCAGAAGTGGCGGCTGTTGGGCATGACTGTTACGTTCAGATCCAATGCATCTGGATATGCGAGCAGTGTTGCTCTGGGCCAAGTCTATCTGGCTGTCAATTATGATCCTGCTCGACCAACTTACACTAACTCATCGGAAATGGCTCAAGCGTCTGGATCAGCACATGGTGTCATCTCACAGAATCACACGCTCGGTGTTGAATGTGCCACTCAGCAGACAGGAAACATTGTGAAATTGGTGCGTACTGGCACATTAGCTACTGGGCAAGATTATGCACCATATGATTATGGCAAACTTATGGTGGCTACTGAAGGGTGTCCAACCACTAGTGCTACTGTTGGCTACATTGAAGCAGCTTATGACATTGAACTGTACATGCCGTTTACTCAGTCCGGTGAGGTGGCTGGTGAGGGTTGTGAATATTCATCCACAACCGCCACTGCTGCCAACATGGTGTTGGGACTGACTAAGAATTTTGATACTATAGGTGTGACGTTCAGTGGCACTACTGCACCAGTGGTGACTATCCCTGCT